ATTTTTCAACGTTCGGAAAATTGAGCCCCCCAGCGCTCCGTTGTCAACCCTCAATCCCATGCGCACCTTGTATCTTGTCCCTACATCCTCCGATGCCAAATCCGCATATGAATCCGTGAAAGAGGCCTATCTCGCCAAACCTCTGGTAGAGCGTGATGCCGGCTTCGATCTCATTAGCGATGAGCTTACGGTGACTGGTTTCGGCGTCCGTATCCCCCAACAGACCTCTGCCGCCCTCTACGACTCGGCGGTCGGTGGGTTCCGTGCGTTCTTTCTACTTCCCCGTTCTTCGTTATCTAAAACAACCCTGCGTCTCTCTAATTCCATCGGACTCATTGATGCAGGCTATCGTGGCACGCTGCTTGCAGCGGTAGATAACCACGGAACGGCTCCTACAGCTGTGACAAAGAATACCCGCCTCTTTCAAATCTCGGCTCCCGATCTGTTACCCTTTGAGGATATCCAGATCGTAAATGAAATACCAGGCGGTGCTACCATACGAGGCAGCGGCGGATTTGGCAGCACAGGTGGCTCAGTTGACAACGAGGTCGCCTCGCGAACTTATTTCGGTGTATAAGGCAAATGAACGCAGACGTCATCTTTCTGGAACAAACGCTCTTTATGATTTTTCTATGGCTCGGCATTTGGGGCATCTCAGAACGCATACTTTCTCACGCCTCGGCAAATTCTAAAACGCTATTGTACGGGTCCTTTGTCGTTCTGTCTCTTGTCTTTTTGTATCTACGAGGACACACATCAAGACTTGCGTGTTTGTAAGCGTCGCTTTCGCATGTGATTAGATTTCTTTACAGTCTTCTTATACATAGGATTGCTCAACACAAATGAATTGTTGACATTATGAGTCATAGGCTTCTTCAAAAAAGGATTACGGTTTGGGTTGCTACTTGCGGCCGTTAGACTTGGCGCTGCAGCGGAACTAGTTGCAACAGACTCATTTGACGCAGAGCCGTTTGAGAACCTTGATGCTGTAAGTGCACCAACTGATGTAGGAGAGACACGTGGATTGATGCTACGCAACGCCCTTGGTGTTCTAATCAACTTTGAATGGGTTGTTGCCACTTTCTCAACTGGAATAAAACGTTCGGATGTAGCAATCTTTTTTGACGCACTCCTTGATGACGTTGATTTCACTTTGTTCCCTATGGCAGGTTTGCTCGTCTGTACGAATTCTTGCATAATAGATTCATATGGAGACGTGGACGCAAACGAACCACTAGGCGAATCTCCTTCATTAGCATTATTGGCAACAATTCCAACAGCATTCGCCCAGGAAACAGCGGAAGCATTGGATACAGTAGATGCAATAGAAGATCGCCTGGACTCTGGTTCTGAAATTGAGGACACTGAGGATCGGGGCGTTGTTGTGCTGGATATGAACTTCGTTAATTTCCGCAAAGAAGGATCTGATTGTAGTTTGCTTGAAAAATTTTGTAGAGAGTTGCTTCCATTAAACGGTGAACTGCTCATAGACCTCATCCCTAAGTTAGGCCCCGAAAATAATAAACACTGCCTGAATAGATGACTTCCTATTGTCGCACCCCCTTGACATTTTCGGCACATCAAAAACCTTCGGTGGGGGATTCCAAGTTCTCGGCTGTCACATCCGACCATATGGGCTGGCTGCTATGTGATGGACGCCTTCTTTCCATTACAGATTTCCAATTTCTCTACAATCTTATTGGATATTCCTTTGGAGGGTCTGGTACCCAATTTCGCCTTCCTAACGCCGCTGGCCGTGTTCCCGGAGCCATTGGAACCGGCTCCGACCAAAGAAACTCCACCTTTACGGCAATCTTGGGCCTTAGCACCGGTGAATATATGCATCAACTTACTATCGCAGAAATGCCGTCACACAATCACGGTGTTGCCGCCGGTGGTCAAGTCTCTACCAACAATTCCACGTCAGTCAACTTCACGGGTCTCACTGTGGTGTCTACACAAACAGCAGTCTTTGATACGGGGCACACCCACGGGTATGTCCAAACAAATCAAAATAACACAAATCCGGCCGTGTCTCTTACCACAACACCTGCAAACAGTGGAGCATTTGACGGAACAACCAACAGCGGAACTGCGAATCTCAGCAATCCTCCTCACAACCACGCCGTCAATGATCCTGGGCACGCGCACACCCTCTTTCCCGCCGGTGGCGACCAAAACCACAACAACGTCCAGCCCACCTTGTTTATGGGCAACATGTTCATCTACAGTGGTCTGGTCAACTACCCCAGCTTCTTGACTGGCTATCCTTACACCATTGGTAAGAATATTTACTAAATTATTTCAATGTATGCAGAGTCTTTGAATCGTCGGTTCAAAGCCTCCGCTCGGGTTTTCGCTCTTCTCCCTGCTTGGCTTTCGCCGCCACAAATTTCAAATAATCCGCATGCGACGCAAACCGCATGTTGGGACGTTCCCTGGCCTCCCGAAGCAACACCTCTTCCACCCGTGATGTGCTCAAATCTCCACTAGCAATCATCCGTACGGTTCGCGCCGGTTTCTTTCCATGCACCGTCACCGGCTTGCTCAAGGTCCTCACGTCCTCCTCGGGCAACTTGGTGCCATCCGGCGACCACGTGCGCATACGCACGGAATAAGTATTTTGAAACTCTAATCCCATACAATCCTGGTATCCTCGCCCCCAATCATACATGTACGTCCATTTCGTCTTTGTCGCCGGAAATGCCATATCCACCGACGATTCCATGACACAGTACATCGGTACCATGTACCCCGTATGAAATCGCAGACCGTCCTTGATAGACTGCGTGTGTATCACGGGCAAGCTGCACTCGGGTTCTTTCGGAATTCCCTTCACCGATGCGACGGCGACAGGTCCGTACACCTGACCCCAGTCCACAATCCCCTTCTGCACATCTCCCGTCAAAGACCCAATTCGTACAAACCATTCTCCGTTACCACTATCTAACTGAATACTTGTTGCCATAGGCGGAATCAAAAACGTGCGCAAATTCTTTGTAAATTCAGTATCCGTGGCGATAGATACGAGCAGTCCGCGGCTCATCGCCAAAATCTCCCACGTCAAACAGAGCTTGCTCATAAGCCCTTCTCCCCGCACGATTTGGACGCTCATTCTCTACGGATTCAAATATATTATATGTGAATCTGAAGAACGCACTGGTGCAACTATTTCTGATGCATATAGTCTTGTATCATAACAATATAATTAGTTTGTAAATTAAAATACAGAACAATGAAAAAACTTCCTGCGAGAGTCAGTTGAAATTCACGTGTATACTCTGACATATACACCGCAAATAAATAGATGGTAGACACAACAATGAAGGTCTGTAGCAAAATATAGTCTAATAAAGTATTCCCTAACACTTTATCTTTTTGTAGTTTTTTTACAATTACATCCGTGTAGTGACCCAGTATCACTGCAGGAACTATATAGAAAAAAATCTTTAATACAAATGAAAAAAAGGTATCTTGTGCACGGAATGTTCCAAATTCAGTCGCTCGTTGAACTATATTCGCTAGCATTCTTTATACAATTGACATATTTTAATCCACAGAGTGTCTAGCCTAATATTTCTTGACCTGTACGACAGGACCTTTAGTGCCGCCCGTAGACGACGTCAAAGAAGGTGCCGTCTCTCCCGCTGCTTCCGCCGCCTCCTTCTGTCGTTCGTACTCGGCGGAGCGAATCCATTGTTCCCTAGACCCAATCTTGAAATCCGGATGCGACTGCGCCTTGTACCAAAACACACAGTCCTCAATCTTGTTAGTCTTGGCGCCATTGTGAATCACCAAGCATTCGTAATCCTCCGTGCACTGGTCCATAATCTGACAGAACAACTCAAACGTCGGAAAAATGCCCGCAAACTGCTCGTAAATCTTACGACGTGCGCTGACCTGATTCTCTCTCAGAATAAAGACGTAATCCACCTGACCCCTCAGCACCGGTGGAATACCCATCACGTACTGCAGGGCCAAAATGTACAGAAGTCCGTAGTGACGCCCGTTCATAAAGAGCGATCGAATAAACTTGTCGTTCAACCACTTCGTGTCGTACATACAATCGTCCATGACGATGAAGGCTCTGCGATCCAAGCCACTAGACCCTCGCAATTCCGTCTCCTTACGAATTTGCTTCGTAATGGCGTCCTGACGTTTGAGCACATTCGCAATCACCGACGAGTTGAATTCGTCGTGAATAAAGAGCGAGGGCACAATTGTAGAATAGAAGGCGTTGGCGCCCTCTGTGCCGGAAATGACGGTTCCAATCGGAAAGCGCTGTTTGTACCACATTAAATCCTTGATGAGCCACGACTTGCCCGTACCACGTCGCCCGATGAAGAGCACTACAGAATCATCGGGAACCATGTTCATATTGAACTTGGACAGGCGAAGATTGACGGTGGGTCGGGGAGTTTCTGGGCTGCCACCTCCCATCGCAGGTAAGATAGACGACAGCGTAGACATTCTTCTCTAACCCTGTGATTGTAATTTTCGCAGAAACGCACTGTTATGCGGATGAGACCTGGAAACAGACTCCATCCTTACGACAGATGCCCCCGAAGGCCAAATTAGTCAAAAAGCCCCTTAAACTTCCCAAGGCCGATCCCCATCGTGTCGCCCCTTCTGTAACGGAACTCCCCTTCAACCTCCCCCTCATCAATGCTCCTGTCCCCGCTGCGCTTAGCTGCTCCGAGTTTCAACAGGCCCAGCCCTTCTTCTCCGCCTTGGAACGGGTCGTCCCCGAATTAACAAGCAACAGCACCCGATACAAGCAATGCTGGACAGGGGTCTCGGAAGAGTCCATCGCAGCCTTTACACAAAAAGATCCCGACTCCCATTTCTTATGGTCTCTGACCCTCAAGGACGGCACCGTCCATCCTGTATTTCTAAAACGTGCACACTTGCTGGATCCAATCAGTTACATGTCGGGAACCTATTTAACACCGAGCAACGGCGGTCTTCCTGCGCCTGCTGAACCCTGGCGTAATGCACTAGAGAAGATGAACGATCCCAATAACGAAGCCTACGTAGATGCACTGTTTGCTCTGTACGCCAATCAACTCGTGCTAAACAATATCAGCCCTCACTGGTGCCGTTGTTACGGAACCTTTGCCGCCACCGCCAACACCTATCTGTACGACATCACGGAAGAGTACGACTCGCTCAAACAGAATCCCTGGTGGCATCGCAACCAGCGAAATGGGCTCTTCTCCATCTTTCATGACGAGGAAGACGACGGAGCCTTCAAAGCCATCGCCGAAAGCGCCGGCACTGACCTAGGAAGTTCCGAGTTTACAGAATTAACAGAGGATTTGGTATCTGCAGTGTCTGTTCCTACAAGTGGCGAAGAACCTGCTGCTGTTTCGGAAAAACCCGTGCGACTTCGTACGCCCAAGATTCGCTTTAAGCCCCTGGTATCAAGTTCCGCTTCTGATGATGACGAAGACGACGACGACGATGATGACGAGGAAGACGCTGAATTCGCCGAATTTACAAACTTTCCCGTACAGGTGACACTGCTGGAATGCGCCGATGAAACCCTGGAAGACCTCGCCGACGATGAGGCCGAGACGCCGCTTGCCGAACGCGACGAGAAATGGACCGCCTGGCTCTTTCAAATCTGCGCCGCCCTTGCCTGTGCACAGCACCTCTTCGGATTTGCACATAACGACTTGCACAGCAACAACGTCATGTGGTCGGCAACGGAGAAAACGCATCTGACCTATCGCATTCATTCCAAAAAGGAAACCTACACGGTCCGTGTGCCTACCTACGGCAAGCTGATGAAGATTATAGACTTTGGCCGTGCTTCCTACACGCTGCCCTGCGGATTCTTCATCAGTGATGCGTTTTACCCAGGCAATGACGCCGCCGAACAGTACAACTGCGAGCCCTTTTACGACCCCAAGGCGGGTCCTAAGTTAGAGCCCAATCCATCGTTTGACCTGTGCCGGTTATCGGTATCCCTCATTGATTCCTTGTTCCCCGAACGGCCTGCCGCAGCCTCGCCCGTGCGCATTATGAGTAAGGAACCAGGCAAGATGTACACCGAAACAGTGTCGCCAGTCTACAACTTGCTGTGGTCCTGGCTTCTGGATGATGAGGGTATCAATGTGTTGCGTACTCCCGACGGGGAGGAACGCTATCCTGAATTTGATTTGTATTGCGCCTTGGCAGCGGATGTTCACAGCGCCGTTCCCAAACATCAACTCGTAAAACCCCTGTTTTCCAAATACAGAAGCCTGCCCTTAGCAGGCGATCAAGTGTATGACCTGCATGTATAGTTTTTTTGGTGCGCTACATCAGAGTGATGAACAAGTATCTCCAGGTTGCGTTGTATGCCTTTGCCATGGTCCTCCTCGTGCTAGGCGGTATCAAACTGGGCATCGTCGGCTTGACGAGTACCTTGAGCATTCAGGGATACAAGATTCCCACCGTCTTTCTTCTTTTGGTGGGGTTCGCAGCCCTGTGCGTGGGCATGGTGCGTGATTTCTACCTTCCCTTTCTCGGCGAAACCCTCGTGCCCTGCTCGGTTCTGGAGGTGAAAGCCCCGGACAACGCCGACGCAAGTGTCACCGTCCTTGTTACTCCTGGACGCAAGGTGCTGTATTGGGCCGCGGAACCTGAGAACGAATCCCTACACACCTTGCTGAACTGGCGTTCGGCATATTTGGAGTACAAGAATGCCGGTGTTGCGATGTCGGATTCCGACGGTCATGCTGTTTTGAAAGTTCGTAAGCCACAGGGGTACAGTGTTCCTACACGAATCTTGCCTCCTCACGTCCACTATCGTGTATGCGGCGACGAGGGTTTCCTCGGCCCTGTCCGCACTACAAAACTAGACAGCAAAGAACTGTTTGAAGACTATGCACCTGCAGACAAGGATATCCCCTTGACGGGAAACGACAACAATCGGTACGGCATGCCGCCCAGGCAGTTTGCAGGACCGACTGAGCTGGGCGAGGGCTTTATCAATCCCGAGACCCAAGAGACTGTGCCAGGTGCGCCCTTTCTGTACACCAATGCTGGAAATGTCGCTTCCACGATTCGTGAGTACGCTGCGGATACGGCAGAACGAGCGGCGACCTTGATGCCGCAATCAGGAGCCCTAGTGGCCGATGCCACT